GGGAGCTTTCTCCATTTCTCACCACGCCTTAGTTCAGTGGGCTGCGAATCGTCGCGGGCACGTAGAATGGTTTAAGGAGTATGTACTTTTAGGGGACGACGTGGTTATTTTTAACCAGGCCGTTGCCGAGGAGTATCGTCGATTAGTTAAACGGTTGGGGGTAGAAATATCTCCAACTAAGTCGTTGGTTCAGGCACAAGGGGTGTTTGAATTCGCGAAGAAGTTCGCCCGAGCGGGGGAGGATTGGTCACCTCTCTCCTTTAAGGAGTTCGCTGTCTCAAACCGAAGTTTGAGTGTGGCGGTAGAGATGGTCAATCGCTGCTCAGCTGGGGCGGAACTTCGCCTAGCTAGTGTGCTTCGTGCTTTTGGGTTCGGCTTCCGATCTACTGCCTTACTGTCAAAGGACGTAATGCAGTTGAGAGGTAGACGCCTCCGAAGGTACATAGTGAGTCTGCTTCACCCGACTTGCGTTTTAGGACGTAAGCATTGGGACGCCTGGTTGGGCATCACGACGCCAGGAGATTTTTCTCCTGTGGGGGATGATGTTCGATCCGATGTGGCTGAGTATATTCGGGGGTATTTTGGGGACCGGATTACAAAGGCCTTAATTCCTTTCGTCCCACTAATGGAGCGGGTTGAGTTCCTACGACAAAAATTTGTCATGGGTCCTCGCCTGCGTGAGGGGTCGTGGGGTACGGCCCCCCCATTTGTGGAACTTGCGGTCCTCCGTAAGGTCGTCGAAAGGTTGCGGGAAATTGAAGTGGGGCTCCTTACTCCGTTTGAAGGCAGCCTGGCGGACGAGTATGATCATTGTCGTCGGACGTTGGAAGAGCTCGAGGCTCTTCGTCCGGTGCAGGATCTATTCGAGAGACCGAAACCGGTGGATCCGCAGTTTTTATTTGAAGAAATAAAACTGTGGGAGACTCTGGCTAGGTTAGTCGCCCGACAGCGGAAGGTGTATGTGAAGCTTTATACCCTTGCCAAGAATTCTTTCTTATTGAAAGAGTTGCCCAAAGCTACCTAGGTGGTAGTGGAGGACTTGGGTTTGGGGGTTGGTCGATCATATATGGTTCCGTGCCGTGTGTCGTGAGGGTTATTGGTGTAGAAGCCGGGAAGTGTCACATAGTGATATGTGGCATATGGGTGTCTTCCCTATCTGGTGGACCACGTTGTGGATCCCTCAGACTAAGATTTTAAGGTGGTTTAACACCTGCGATCAGGC